TTTGCTGCGTTTGGAGTTACAGTACGTAATGAAGTTACAGTTTCCATTTTATATGCCCTTTAGTTTATTTACGAACTAAGTTATCAGTGCTACTTTCTAACTTTATAATACTATTATAGCACATATACAGCGTTTGTCAACCATTAAATGCTATTTTTCTGAAAAAAGATTAGAAATATCTTGGGCGGAAAGGGTATTAAAGTCTACTCCTACGTTAATACGCAGACTGTTTGGATTGGTTTTTTGCACACTATGCCATTCAAAATGATTGAAAATTAACCATTTATCTTCTACTAGTTCTGCTTGATCAGCCACAGCTAATTTTCGAACATCGGGTATACGATATTCGTCAACTACTTTGAAGTCTTCAGTGTTCTTCCACCATGTAGTAGTTTCTTTATCGCCCTTTAATAGTTTAAATATGCTAGCTTTGCGATAGTGACCTTTATGTGGATATAGCATTGTGCCACCAGTGCTAACTTGTAAGATAGGTACCATTTCGTCTCTTCCCAGTTCTTTTAAAAACTCGGGCAAGCTATCTATTAGTTCGTCTGCTAAATCATCAGGTAAACTATATTGGCTAAATTCTAGTCTAGTAGCATCTGGAAACTTACGAAGCATTAATAGCTTTCGCTTCATTAATTCTTTAGCATCTCGTATGCCTACTATAGCTTCCATTTCTTTGATAGTACTACTGTGACTAAGTTTACGCCAAGCAGGGTTTCTAAGAGTGAATACATCAAGAGAAGTATTTTTTATTTTATTGCATACTTCAGTTGCAAAGTCGTGTTCTATATATTCGTAATACATTTTATCTCTCGTATCGTATATTAAAACTAAGACTTATTCGTTCATGTTGTGTTTTATTAGTTTCAGTTCCATGTACTATATTACCTGGCCACAATCCTATTGTGCCTTGTGCTAATGGAAATGTTGTATCTTGATTTATAATACTATAAACCCAGTTCGACTGTAGAGATTGGTGCGGAGTCTGTAATAATAAGTTACCATCTTTCTCGTTTGTTTGTAAATAGTATACTCCGGATATATCAGATGATCCATGATCGTGCTTATGAGCATGATGCCCATGTTTAGTTTTTGTAAACCAACTATGATCAATACGATATTTTCTGGTATATGTACATCCTATTTGATCCAAATAGAGATTTAAATGTGTATCTAATACTGTTAAGAATTTTTTACATTTTAACTTTGTAAGAATATCTTGGTTAAAGGCATTTTCATTTAGTTCATGAGTATCTCTACTCCAGTTAGGATTTTGACCAAACTTTAATTTCTCGTACGCTGAAAATAGTTCTTGTTGAACTTCGTCATATTCAACTCCTTCTAGCATATCACTATAAACAGGAGTAGGAAACCATCCTTGTGTTGGCACTATACTTCCTCTAGGCTTGGTAGTTGTCCAGTAATCTGCAATGTATAACGGTCTTTAAGACCAATATTAGCAGCAGAATGTTCACAGTATGCATCAAATAAAACAAATTCACCACGCTTATAATTTACTATACCGCGGTGTTCAATATCAAAATAATGCCCTGGCTCCCAGTCTTGGAGGACAACTACTGCTCTCCATACTTTAGACTTTTCTACATTAAAGAGTTTTTGATATGTATTAAAATGACCAACATGTCTTGGCATTATATCACCTGTAGACATTTTATAAAATGTAAACACACAATTGGTTAACCCAATCTTTTCAGCTAGTTTATCAAGCCAAATATAGTTTTCTTTTACTACATGCATATCGCCAGTAAAGTTAGTATGCGTATAACCTTGGCGTTTCCATTCAGTTATATCATTTTCGTATGTCTGATGTTTCTCGTACTTCAACGTATATAATATATCATTACCGGGTAGGTCCACTTGTCCTTGAAACCACATTGTTGTTAGCCTTTCTCTTTTGATCTTGACATTGCTTTTGTAAGTCCGTATTTTCTTAAGTCTCCAGAAAAAAGACTTAGTTCGACTGCTTTCTTTTCGTTAGTTACTATAATAGATCTAGGACTAAGATAGTAAGGGCATTCTATAAATTTATCTAAAAATATAATAACTTGTGTAGTAAGCGGAAAGTCTTTTGGATAAGGAATGTCATATGTAGCTAACTCTATCTGGTTAATAACATCAAACCCTAAATCAGTTAAACGTAGCCCACTTGCTCCTTTATTCCTAGTATTCTTCCACCATAGAGGCATAAACTCTTTTACTGTAAGATCGTTAGCACTTTTACCTTGTTCTTTTAAAAAGATTTTGGTATATGCTTCCTTCCAGTTCATTCTTCTGTTACTACTTCACCGTCGGTTAATTTATAGACTGAAAAGTCTGCACTTGCAAACATATCATTTAACTTCTTAGCTAGATTATGTGCATGTCCTGGATTACTAAAACTTACCTTTTTATACTTAGGTCCTGGGTAATTAGTAAGCATGTTTGCACTCTTTAAATTAAATGGTTTTTCTTGATAAAATACAGCCCATATAGCATCAGCTTCTAATACTTGATCTGATTTATAATTATCATTATTGATGTGTTCTAATATTACTGTTGGTTTTGGCCTACTCATATGCGTATCCTTCTTATTAACTACGCATATATTTATCTCTTTTACGTTAAGTACACACTTATTTCCAACTAGAACCACCATCTAAATTAACTTCTATCACATCGTCATCAGCACCTTTACTGTTTGCTACTAACTTTTCTAAGTCTCCTTGAAGCCTACTCATAACAATTCCAAGAGTAAATGCTAGATTCTTTGCAGTAGCAATGTCTAATTTAATTTCTCTAGCTTGACTAGCTTCGGCACTTTTTACTTGCTGGATAAAAAGTTGTAAAGGTATTGTGTTTAACGGTTCAACGGTTTGCAATTGATAACTCCGATCTCATTTCAACATCTGTTTTAAAAGGACCTTTAGATTCATAACGTTCTAGTGTAACTAGTTTAGGACAAAAACTTTTAACCCAACCTTTGTCAAAGTGTATAATGTAATACCCTGCACAATATAAGCTATTTGATTTAGCAGACTTAGTAAACAGCGGTAGTTTACGTTGCACATCATACATAGTATTGTAAGGTGTAACACTAGTAGGGTAATTATGTACAATCTTTTCAGACGATGTTATTGTTTTTTCAACATTGTCATCCCAATGGATAGTACCTAACTTTTTACTAATTTGTTTTGTATTGTCAAAGAAACAAGTTTCGTTATTGCAGGAATAAAGATATCGGTCGTCACTATAACTAAGGGTGCCAATCTTTTGACCGTTATCTTCTACTATCCAAAATTTATTTTTTAAAACAGTATTTGCTTTTATTGTCATACAGGGTACCTCGCTTGTAATGGGGTTGCATATAACTGTGCTTGATCTGCAATACGTTGCATATCCCACTTAGCACAGAACTTCATAAGACGCATACCTACTTGACTAATGTCTTTAGGTGTCATTGCATCTTCTACTACGTCATTAATAATACTTCTAATGTTGCCAGGCTGTGCAGTAAGATCGCACAACACAACATTACGCTGATAGTCTTCTAACACACGGTGCTCTGCGCCTTCATGATCAGTCCAACGTTGTAGCATCATGTTATTCCAGTTGTAGCCTTTAGTTTGCTTATCTGCATAAGCTTCAACAAGACCAACTTTATTCTTAGTACCTTTTTTACGCACACCTGGATATGCACTAAACACGTTATCACTTGTGTCGCCACGCATACACTTTTCAAATAGCATGTAGTCAGGAATCGGAGCAGGCTTTACTTCTTTAGTTTTCTTGTCAAGAACCTCACTACCGTCATCATTAAAGTAACCTTCGTGTGTAATAGTTACATTAGCAACACCATTATACTGCTTACAGTTAGGAGCAACTAATTGTGCAAAGTCACCATCTGTACTAATAATAACATGATTATCGTTAGGGTGTGCTTGCACCCAACCTGCAATAAGATCGTCTGCTTCAAGTTGCTTGTGTTGCATAACTGTACAGTTAGTCTTATCTGTAACAAAGTTCTTAAACTCGTCAAAGATTTCCCAAAATGCAGTATCTTCTTCTGCTTCTCTAACAGTAAGTTTATCACGAGCAACTTGCCTATTACGCTTATAAGGCTCATAATAATCTTTACGCCAGCTACGTCCTTCTAAGCAGAATACAACATGATCAGCATCAAAGTCATTCCATGCCTTTTTAATACTGTTAAGTGTAATGTGTAGTGCCATGCCAACCTTAGTATCAAGGTCGCCACGCACAACATGCCTAGCACGGAAGAAAGTATTAGCAGTGTCAACTAGTACGTATGTACTCATAAGGTCAATCCTTTTTTAAATTATAATACTATTATAGCACAAGATCTGGCTTGTGTCAACCACTAAAGATTTTTTGGAGATACGCACTGTCTATAAATTTTCTATGTTCTAAATGATCTTGGACACCATAATAGGGCGGCATCCAAATATAGAGATCCATTGCTAAACTAACTCGAGGCTCATCACCTTCCCAAACAGGAACATAGTGTTCTACATACCCTGGAAAGTATGTTAATCCGCCTTTTACATTTGGTAATGACATTGCCATTTCCATATGTTCATAAACAGTTTTACTATTTTTGTAGTTATCTAGATGTAGATTGGCACTTAAATACCCCCTGTCACCAGCTTGGTGTCGATGTATGTCGATCTTTTCACCTTTACGCAATATGTTATACCAACATGTAAACTGTACTTCATATGGCTGTGTATTGTCTGCAATTATAAATTCAGCCCACATGCCTCGAATCCAATCTTGCAAGTCGTTAAGTTCAGGACATTCCTTTGCAAAGTCAAAGATATGATATCTACCATATCTAGTAGTAACTGCATTTTCGTCTAAGCCAGTACGGCCTTGTCCTTGGTATGGAAGTTTTAAAATTTCTTCTTCTTTAGATAACAGGAATTGCCGAATAGTATCTATCTTATCTTCCTGATCCCATTGTGCAAACCCTATAGCGGCATCCCATGATGCAGCATAAGGACTTAATGGCTGTTGGCTTTTTAATCTAGTTATTTCCATTTAAGAAACCTCAGACTTTCCGTCTGCCTTAGGAACAATTTTAATATGCCCCATGTCTCTGTCTGTTGTTTCACCTTCGTCATCAAGCATTTGTACAACAATACTTTTAAACCAAGAGTCAACAATAGCTTCAGCACTTTCACCAACATATCCTGCATCAAGTAATTCTTCAATAAAT